GGTAAAGCCCAAGCCGGAGAAACCTAATGGCGATCACACTTGATGCAACAGTTGGTGGGGCTAATGCCAACACCTATTTGACGCTTAGTGATGCCAACGACATCGTTGATGGCTTGGTTGAAGATGCGGACGTGACTGCATGGGCATCAGCGACTGATGATCAAAAAAATCGTGCGCTTTACACTGCAGCGCAGCGCCTTGATCGTGAACGTTATTTAGGAGCAAGGGTCACTGATACGCAGGCATTGCAATGGCCGCGCACTGGTGTTCGCAAGCCTGATACCTACATCAACACCTATGCGGTTGGTTTTCCGTTCAGGATTACAACTGATTATTTCACGGACACGGAAATACCCGATCAAGTCAAAAAAGCCCAAGCGATCCTTGCTGTTTACCTGAACAACAACAAAGACGGCATTGGCCTAAGCGGCTTGGAAGATTACAAGAACGTCAAGATTGGCAGCCTTGATGTGACGCCTGATAAATCTGGTGCTGTTGGTGCAGATCGTATTCCGCCGATCATCGAACGTTATTTGACAGGGCTTAGAATTAGTGGACCAGGCAACATTGCTGTGAAGCGGAGCTGATCATGCCCTACGAAACTTCCATCGATCCGTCTTACAGTATTGGTGGTGATTTCATCAACACTACTGATGCGCAGACTGGTCGTTGGCGTCGAATCGTCATTTTGAAGAACAACACCAGCTTCAGTGCATTGACCGTTCATAACTGGACCGGCAATAGCATCCTGAATGAAGGATTGCCTGCAGGCTTTGAGATCCAAGGCGTGTTCACTGCATTCACCCTGAACAACGGTGGCGCTGTCATCGCTTACCACATCTGATCATGACGAAACTAACCGGCGGCCACGCACCAGTTGACTACACCATCGGTGCTGAGGTGATCACTGACACTGTTGCACATACGGGTCAGTTTTCTTATATCGCCTTTTATGAGGGCAGCACGATCACTGAAATCCTTAGCGAAAACATCACCGACAATAATTTTGCTGGTGCAACTGTTGATGCAAGCACTGCTCTTGAGGGTTACTTCACCAGCATCCGGCTTCAGAATGGTGCTTGTATCGCCTACAAGATCTGATGGCACTAGCCGACTCACTGCGAAAGGTTGCAAATAAAGCCATCACCAAATTCGGTGGTGACATTACGATTCAATCTGTCTCGCTTGGGTCTTACAATCCGACAACAGGAACAGCGACTGAAACGATCACCACTGAAACTGTCAAGGGTGTTTTGGAAGATGTGAACGCATCTGAAGTGAATGACCTTGTGCGTGGTGATGACAAGAAACTAACCGTTGCAGCATCTGCATTGTCTGCCGTGCCTGGTCTTGATGACAAGGTAGTGATCAGCAGCGTGACGCATCAAATCGTGCAGGTTGAAACGATTGAGCAAGCAAATCAGGCGATCGTTTATCAGTTGTTCCTGAGAGCTTGATCATGGCAAGAGAAATCAAGCTGACACAAATTGCTGGTTACATGGGGGATCAAGTTGAGCAGTTACTGCGTGTGACTGTGCTTGAAACTGATCGCAAAGCAAAAGAAGGAAGCCCAGTTGATACCGGCAGATTTCGTATTAGCTGGCAAGTTGGGGAGAATAATGCAAACAGCACACCAGCACCCAAGGGTGATTACAAAGGATCGCCAGCACCACTAAAAGGATCGAATTATCAAGCTGGGCAAGAGAAACTTGGCAACTATTACAGCATTCACAACAACTTGCCATATGCTGAACCATTGGCAAATGGTTATAGCCCCAAAGCACCAGCAGGTTGGATTGATCTTATCGGCAAAGAAATGCAAGCCTATGTACGATCACAATATGAAAAAATCAAGAGGCAAGGATAATGGCAGCAGCAGATCTAAACACAGTACGCGCAACAGTTGAGTCAAGGCTTGCGATTGAGCTTGCTTCAAGTCCTGCGATTCCAGTTGTATTCAACAACGTATCTTATGCGCCAACGCCTAATTCATCATGGGTGCAGTGCCTATTAAACTTTGGGGCCAATGAATATCTAAGCCAAGGTTTAACGACTGACTCTAGAAATCGAATTGTTGGCGTTATCGTCGTCAATATCTTCACGCCTGCTGGTGTTGGTTCCGGCGCTAACTATACGATCGGCAAGCGTATTCGTGATCTCTATAATCGGATCATAGTGTCGGGGGTTTACTTCGATGCGCCAATCGGCCCTGAAGTTGTTGGAACCCCAGCACCTGAAGGCTACTTTCAAACTCAGGTCCGTGTGACCTTTGAATTCATCGAGGAACTCTGACCATGGCAACCATTCGAGGCGAACAGGGAACTGTTCAATTTGATGCAGCAGGCTCTAGTAATGCCACGATTGTTGGCACTCGCAGCTGGAGTCTGTCGATCACAAAAGAAACGCTCGACACCAGCGTTCACGGCGACACTTTCCGCAGCTTTGTTGGCAGCATGGTGTCTGGCTCCGGTACTGTTGAGCTTGTTTACGATCCCGACGCAACTGGTCAAGCTGGATTCCTTGAAGACGTTGTGACCACTGCAGACCCTGCAGATGCAACCTTTGAGCTGTTCACCACTGGCACCACCACCGGCACTGACTCTGTGAGCTTTGCTGGCATCATCACCGACATGGAAATTACTTCCACGGTTGGTGAGCTTGTGATTGTCAGCTGCAACTTCATCACTTCTGGAACCATCACTTCCAATTTGGAGTGATAGAGGTATAGTTTGAGTGACAAATTTGTCGCTTAGATGCCTGCTTCAAATCGCACCGTTGATCTGCTGGTTGGGGCTTTTGACCTCAACCAGCGCCGCAAGTTTGAGCTGAAGAACGCAGACGGCAAAAAGATTGTCGACCTGTACTTCAAGCCGATCACACGCGCTGATCGTAAAAAAGCACAGCAGTTAGCTGGTACTGATGAGGCGCTAGACATCAGCACCAACATGCTTTGCCAGATTGCAGAGCTTGAGGATGGCACCAAGGCTTTTGCTGCTGCTGATGCTGCAAAACTTCAGCGTCAGCTGCCTGAATCTGTGCTGAATGAGATTGAGCTGTTCCTGTTCGGCCTTGGAGAGGATGCTGATCTTGAAGACGCAAAAAACGACTAAAGCAGGACAAGTGGGCCTTTTTTGAGTTCCACCTGGCCTGCGAATTAGGCATGACAGTAAGCAGGCTTCGCATGGAATTGACCGATGCGGAGCTTGTGCATTTTGCTGCTTTCTACGAAGTCAGACGAGAGCAAGAAGAGAAGGCAATGGATCGCGCAAAAATGGGTCGGCGGTAAAATAAAAACATTGCTTGCGTGAGCCGTGGCAGTATCCAACGTTGAGCTTAGGGTTGATGGCCGCAATGCTGTCAATCAACTAAATCGCGTCAACAAAGCTGCCAATACACTTCAAGGTACTGTTGGTAAACTTGCAGGTGCCTTTGCCGCAATTCAGGCGTCAAAATTTGTTTTCTTCAAGACTGCTGAATTAGAAACACAGGCCAGAAGCCTAAAAGTTCTCACTGGATCACTCGGAGACGCGCAAAAAATTATCAAAGAGTTGCAGGCATTTGGTGCTGTTACTCCGTTTACAAGCTCAGAGCTTATTGAGACGGCAAAACGTTTAAAGGCGTTTGGTTTTGAGACAGAGCAAATTGTTGATGTAACAAAGCGACTTGGTGATGTTGCTGGGGCAACAGGTGCGGATTTAAGCGGTATTGCTACTGCTTTCGGTCAGATCCAGGCTAAGGGCAGATTGCAGGGTGAGGAGCTGCTGCAACTGCAAGAGCGTGGCGTTGATTTGGCGGGCACTTTGCGTAAAGAGTATGGGTTGACTGCCGACGAATTCCAAAAGGCATTAAGCAAAGGTCAAATCAGTGCCGAGGCTGTCAGCTTCGCCTTGGAAAAATTAACGGAACAAGGTGGAAAGTATGCAGATGGTGCAATCGCACAGTCAGATACTTTGTCTGGAAAATTAAGCACTATTCAGGATGGCGTAGATACATTGGCGAGACGAATAGGAGAAGTGTTGTCGCCTACCATCAAAGGCGTTTTTGATCAAGCTATTCAAGCTTTAGATGCTGTCAATAGATTGCTAGCAGCTAATCGAATGGGTGGACTTAATAGGCAGCTAGGCGGCTTAGGAGTTCAAATTACTGGCGGCTTTACGAGTGAAGCAGTAGAAAACGCTGAAAACATATTTAATCAATTAAGTGCTCAAAAAAATAGAGCCGGAATCAAGCAAAACATAGCTGTTCTTGACAAGCTCTCTCAACAACTGCAGCGCATTCGCCCTCAATCTGATGAATTCAATGCCTCGCTAGAGGCTTTGCAGGGGCGAATCATGAGGAGAAGGGATGTCGAGGACGCTCTTTTGCGAAGTCTTCCTGTTGAAACACTGAAAACCGTCAAAATTCCTGAACTGCTTACAGGCACTGACAAAGGCAAAGGAGCAAAAGGGCGGAGTGAATCCGGCAAAACTGCAGAAGAAAGGGCTGCAGAAGTTCTAAAACAACAGCGAGAGCAAGCAGCTGCATTACTGTTGTCTAAAAAACAAGAAGCTTTGTTGACCGGTGATATAACTGAAAAAGAGCGTGCTTCTCTTGAGCATGTGATAGAAAAAATGAATCTTCGCAGGCAGTTTCCGCAACTTGGCGAAGACGAGCTTCAAGTGTTGCGCGATCAACTTGATGTTAATTTTGGATTATCTCAAGCGGACAAAGATAGAATCGAACAAGCAAAAGAACTAAAAAAAGCGCAAGACGCAGAAAAGAAACGCATCGAAGACCTAAATCAAAAGTATCAACAGATTGGCGACACGATTTCAAGTGGTGTTGTTGATGCGTTGCGTGGTGCTGTACGCGGCACAAAATCTTTAGCGGAAGTTGCAACGGATATGCTTAACAACATCATTGATCAAACGCTGCAACTTGCAGTCAATATGGCGCTTTTTGGGAATGCAACCGGCACATTCTCAGGAGGTTTTGGAATTCTTGGAAATATATTCGGCGGCGGCAGGGCAAATGGCGGCACCGTAACTGGTGGTCGCTCATATGTAGTTGGTGAGCGTGGCCCTGAATTGTTTACACCTGGTCGTACTGGCAGCATTGCACCAAATTCAGCAATGGGTGGATCTAACATTGTGGTAAACGTTGATGCTTCTGGTTCACAAGCACAAGGCAATGAACCTAACGCCAAGGCGCTTGGTGCTGCTATTGGAGCGGCAGTGCAAGCTGAACTGATCAAGCAAAAACGTCCTGGAGGTCTTCTCAGCTAATGGCTACCTTTCCTTCGATTACGCCGACCTACGGCATCACTAAAAGCAGCGCCCCAAATGTGCGTGCTGTTCGGTTTGGCTCTGGCTACGAACAGCGTGCTCAGTTTGGAATTAACCAGAATCCCAAACAATATCAGCTGACCTTTGAGGTATCTGAAACAGACGCTGACACCATTGAAACGTTTTTAGATGCCCGTGGAGCGGTAGAAAACTTTGACTTTACGCCGCCTGGCGAAAGCAGCAGTTCAAAATTCGTCTGTCGGGAGTGGTCTAAGTCGATTCCATATCTGAATCGTGCCACAGTGACGGCAACGTTTGAGCAGGTGTTTGAGCCATGACTGACAACATCCCGCAGTACGTTGAAGACCTTCGGACTGCTGCACCAGCATATTTTGAAGAGCTACAAAAGC